TTTCTTGTATGGTTTGAGCCGCTATAAGTAGCGGCTTTTTTTATAATTATATGATTATGAAGAAACGTGTTACAATATATATCGACGGTTTCAATTTTTACTATGGCTTGAAACGCATCAAATCTGCGGATGTTGATTGGCGGAAATATTACTGGATAGACTATGTGAAATTGTTCGAGCAATTTGTGGGTCCGGATCAAGAATTAGCAAAAGTAGTCTATTTTACTGCGTCTCCCCTTAGTCCCAGCAAAAACAGCCGCCAGAGTGCACTACTAAACGCCAACAAATTACTTCATCCTGATAAATTTGAAGTCGTACGCGGCAAGTATATTGGGAAAACAATAGAATGTCCTCATTGTAAATTTGCAATTAGCAAACCTGAAGAAAAACGCACGGATGTTAATCTTTCAGTTCGAATGATGGGCGATTGTTTTATGGATAAAACAGATATCTTAGTCCTTGTCAGCGCTGACAGCGATTTAGTCCCGCCTATTGAGTTTATCCAAAGCAATCATCATAACAAAAAAGTTAAAGTATATTTTCCACCCGCAAATTTTAGCAACGATTTAAAGGATAACATAATAAGGCACAAGGGGAAACCTATATTATTAGAAAGAAATAAAATTAAATTCGAAAATAGCATTATGCCTGAAAGGATTGATATCAATGGTAAAATCGTCACTATACCCGACAAATGGAAATAGGCATAACTTTTATCGATTACTAATTAAATTAACTACATGAACAAACAGCAATAAAACCCAACACCCATTGATCCCCGACCATTTGGTCGGGGATTTTTGTACCTTTTGAACAATATCATCCGCCAAAATAAGGTTTTCCCTATAGCAAAACACAAACCTTTTGAACAATTTGCCGGCTTTAGAATAAAAGTGCAAAAAAATCTGAAAATTTTTTGCCAAACTCTTGCAAAATGTGCCGAACGTGCACACCTTTGTCCCAGATGCTTGTGATGGCGCAAGCAACGGACACAATCGGAAAGACCTTATTTGTTGGAGTTACGTGATTAGGAAGTCTGTTGGCCGTCATGCGCCAGCAGACTTTTTTTTCTTATGACTCGAAAGGCAAAAGGATTGGTGCCACAGGATGACAGGGGCAACATCACGCTGTTTATGAACCGTGACGAATTGATGATCGCCATAAACGCAACGGCATTACGCTGCAAGAAATTTATTCGTCACGAAATACTCGCCAAACGACAGGGAATACAGACAGACAATAAGTATACCCAGAAGATGGCACAACACCATACGGACGGGAAAAACTTTTTCACTCCGCCTTTTGGTAATTCACGGGACCGCAACAACCTTTGCTCTGAATAATATATCATGGCAAAAGGTCTTACCATAAAACAGGAGAAGTTTTGCAACAAGTACCTCGAATGCGGAAATGCATCCGAGGCTTACCGCTTTGCGTATGACTGCTCGAAGATGAGTGATGATTCTGTTTGGTGCAACGCCTCGCAATTGTTATCCGACACAAAGGTAACACAAAGGGTCAAAGAGCTGCAGACCGAATTGCAGAAGGCAAGCGACATATCCAAAGAGCGGGTATTGGAAGAACTCGGCGCAATACTGGAAGCCCGCATAACAGACTATGTAAATCTGGTTACAGAGCGGGTCCCCCTGCCCCAAAGCAAACGCGAGAAGAAGGCAGGGGTTCCCGTCGAATATACAGAAGTTCAAAAACTTGTTTTCAAGGACTTCGACCAGCTCACTGACAGGCAGGTCCGAGCCATTGAGAGCATCAAGGAGGGGAAGAACGGGATCGAGCTAAAGTTGCATGGCAAATCATGGACCATCGAGCGCATATCCAAAATGCTGGGCTATGATGCGCCCGTAAAAACAGCCAACACTGACAGCAAGGGAAATGACATTCCCCAGCCTACCTTCAGTACAGAGCGTCTATTCCAGTTAATCAAGGAGAGTGGAGGCAATGAATGATTACTCAGGAGTCGGTGATCTCTTGATAAAAGAGGGTTGTTTGGCATTCACAGCTGTAATGTTTGAAGCAGTGAATAAACAGCCTTTCCGCATAGCCCCTCATCACCGCGTAATATGCCACAAGCTCGACCAAGTACTCCGGGGAGAACATCCCACCAATAGGTTGATGTTTAATATTCCTCCACGGCATTCAAAAACAGAATTGGCCGTAGTATCCTTCTCTTCGCTCGGATTTGCAATAAATCCCCGCTCCGAATTTATACACCTTTCAAGCAGTGACCAGCTCACCACTCGAAATGTCACAAACATCCGGAGAATTATGGAGGACCCCAACTATCGCGCTTTCTTTCCACAGGTAGAGCTTTCCAACAATGCCAAAGGAAGCATCTCAACCTCTGACGGAGGTGTCATGTATGCAGCGCCCTTTATGGGTCAGATCACCGGCTTTGGATGCGGTAAATTGGGTGCCCAAGACTTTAGCGGCGCAATGTGCATAGATGATCCGATGAAAGCTCAGGACAGCTGCTCAAGCACGACCAAGGCACGCATCGGAGAGTTGTGGACATCCACATTCAAGAACCGCCTTAACGATGTGCGCACACCCGTTATTGTAACCGCTCAAAGACTCGCCGTGGATGATTTCTGCGGATACTTATTGGAATTGGAGGGCACAATTGAAGAGGGAGGAGAATGGGATGTCATCAAATTCCCTGCAATTGTAGATGACGGATTGCCCACTGAGCATGCACTATGGGAAGGCCGATTTGCGCTGGATAAATTAAAGAGGTATCGGGAATCGGCCCCATTTACCTTTGAAACACAATACATGCAGAATCCCAAGCCTATTGAGGGACTCATGTATCGGGAGTTTCGGACATACGACGTTATACCATACTCCCAAAGCACTATCCATAAGAACTATACGGATACCGCAGACACGGGAAGCGATTATCTATGCTCCATCTGCTACGATGAACTTCCGGAGGGAAATTACGTAACGGATGTGCTGTATACTAAAAAACCAATGGAGTATACAGAACCCAAAACGGCGGAGATGCTCGCAAAAAACAAAACCGAAATAGCGAATATCGAAAGCAATAACGGGGGCCGAGGATTTGCCCGCAACGTTGAGCGAATTTTACGGGAAATGAACATTACCCGAACTACTATAAGCTGCTTCACTCAGACGGCTAACAAGCAAGTGCGCATTTTCACCAAGTCGGCAGACGTCAATAACATCACTTACTTCCCCACAGGTTGGGATAAACGATGGCCGGAATTTTACCGCGCTATTACAGGATACATGAAGGAGGGTGGGAATGCCAATGACGATGCCCCGGATGCGCTCACCGGGTGTTATGAAAAACGCAGTACTCCTTTACGTGATGATGATTTGAACGATATTAATATTTGGTAACGATGAACTTTATTGACCGCCTATTTACCTATTTCCAGAATAAGACACTCAACGCTTTGGGAGTTGAGCGTGATTTGATGGACCTCATAAAGGCAAAAGATATCAGTCAAGCAATGTCCTTGATGGAAGATCACGACCCGGAAGCAGTAAAAGCGATCTGCGAGTACAATCCGGAACTTCATGCCATAATGAAGCGGCAGGACAAAACGAGAAAAGGACAACGCGATTATCGAACGGAGAAACTGCCTCGCACGCGCCAACGCTATATCAATGAGGTAGAACTATTCTTTTTGTTGGGCAACCCTATTAAGTGGAAGTCATCCGACGAATCGGGAGACGCTGATGCTTTCGCCGCGTATAAACAATTCCTCCGCGATTTAAGGTTTGACAGTAATATGAGACAGGCAAAGCGACTTGCTGGAGCCGAAACGCAGAGTGCAAAATTGTATCACATATACAGAAATGAGATCACAGGTCTGCCGGAGGTTAAAGTAGTCGTACTTTCCAAGTCCAAAGGGCATACTTTACGCCCTATGTTCGATCAGTATGGGAATTTGCTTGCATTTGGATATGGGTATTATTTGAAAGAAGGAACGGGCACTATAGAGCATTTTGACATTCATACCCCCACCTTCATATTTCGGGGGAGGAAGGCCAAGATAGGATGGGATGTAGTGCCGATTGTAAATCCAACAGGCAAAATAAATATCATTTATTATAGGCAGGAAACAGCTTGGAGTGGATTGCAGCCCCGTATTGACAGGGAGGAGGATATTGACTCGAAAACCGCTGATACAAATAATTATTTCGCAGACCCAATAGCCGCTGCCACAACAGACGTCATCAAAAGCCTGCCCAAAACAGATCAGCCCGGAAAGGTAATACAGTTAAACAGCAAAGAAGACAAGTTTGAATATATAGAGCCGCCGACTTCCTCCGAGACGCGCCAGCAGGAAAAAACAGATTTAAAGGAGTCCATCCTCTTCGACACCTTCACGCCCGAATTTACACCCGAAAAGATGGTTGGACTGGGAACCTTGTCAGGCGATGCCATAAAAAGGGCAATGGTGCTTGGATATATTAAGCGTGATAATCGCAAGGAGATATACGACGAACTCGTCGATCGGGAAAAGAACCTCATTCTGGCGATTATGATGAATGTAACTCATATCAAGATGAGAGACAAACTCGCCACCCTCAAGATCGAGCATGAATTTTCGGAGCCATTCAGTGAGGATGTCGCCGCTCGGTGGAAATCCATTGGCCAAGCCTATAATGACGGAATTCTTTCACTCGAAGAGGCTGTCAACCTAATGGGCGTGGCCGACAATCCACAAGAGGAAATAGACCGACTGAAAACAGCATTGGGTCGTTCGGAATCCATCTCAAGCGGAGAAGAGTCAGAAACAAACCAATCGAACAATAATCCATCAACAACAAGTGATTTTACGGAAGAAAAATCGAACGTTTAGAACAATCAATAAAAAATCACGCTCATTTTTGGTAATTCACGTGACCGTCGAAACCTTTGCCTTGAAGCAAATAATTTAATGAATATGAAAGATAAACTTTTGGCATTGCTCCAAACCAAATTTCAGGGGGTGGACAATGCAATTCTCGACCGAATCGCAACGAAGAAGTCTGAGAATGTATCGGACGAAGCGCAATTGACTACCATCGCGGAGGGAATTAGCTTTCAGGACGTGCTGACCAGCTACGGCGATTACCGCGCAGGGGATGCCTCGCAGACCGCAGTCAAAAACTACGAAAAGCGACATAACCTGAAAGAAGGGAAGCCTATCGAGCAGCCTGCCGCCGGGGACAGGCAGGTAAAACTTACCTCCCCAAGCGAAGAACCTGAGTGGTTCAAGGCTTACAAGCGTGAGCAGGAAGAGCGTGAGAATGCTATACGAGCAAAATACGACGCTCTGGAAGCCATGCGTGCAAAAGCCGAGCGCGACTCGATTTTTCGCGCAGCAGCCAAAGAAGCTAACATCAAGGACTCGGTGCTGGAAGACATCTTAGGACTCGCAGCCGCGATGAGTGAGGAGAATCCTGACAAATCAAAGCTGCAGGAGAAATTTGCAGCCATACAGACACGAGTCGTAGCAGCAGGGCTTGAGGGAAAGGAATCGGCATTCCCCCTCTCCACATCCGAAGGCCAAAGCAAAGAGGAGGCAAAGGCGTGGGCTGAAAACTTGCCGGATGCATAACAAAATCTAAAAAGAAATGGCTATCAAATTCGAAAAGACCCAAATTAAAGGCGGGTTCCCCGTGTTCTGGCGTGGGGAATGCGAGGTGCTTCCGGGAGACTTCAAACTCAAAGGAACCTATCCGGAAGGGATGAAACTCAAGGAAGGAACCCCGATCAAGATCGATTTCGAGAACATGGAATGTACGATCTGCAAATCTGCGCGCATCGTCGAGGGCGGAACCACGACAAAGCCGCGTGTGGTGAAAGGGTCCATGTTCCAAGCAAACGACGCCGTCAAAATCGGTGAATCCACCGGGACAATCAAAAGCATCAGCACCACCAACGAATCCTACGACGAGATTACACTCAACGCTGCAATGGCCGAGGCGATTGCCGGCGCGGATCTGCTTGGAGGTGACGAGCTGCCCGATGCTGTTATTGAGACCACCAAAGAATACACCACGACAAACGGATTCCCCACTGTGTCGGCGGCATATGGGGCCAGAATCCTTAAGGACGTGGCATATCCGGTGCCCGATGCGTGGCTGCAAGGCTACAGCATGAAAAACAACCCTGAAATCAAGTACATCAGACAGTAAAGAAAATGAACGAAGTATATTATTCTTCCATCTTCCGCGAACTCACCAAGGAGGTGCAGGTTCGTATTGACGCGGCGTCGGAGCTGCGCAAACGCTTATTCGACCAAAGCGTGTATGAGCGTTTTCTCGATTGGGATACGCCGACTGTAGGACTGAACTTCGAGGAAATCATCGGCTCGTACAATCTCAGCGTTGCCGCCGCTACATTGGATTCCAAAGGCAAAGAGCCTATCATGGGAACCGAGGGGCTGGCGACAATCTCGAAAAAGGTCCTTACGCATCAGATGACATATCCTATGCGCATCGAAGACTACCGCAAGGTTCTCCAACTGCTGGACTCGCGGATGATCCCGGATCAGGCGAAGAAACAGCAACTCGTAAACCTCATGTGGGGCGGCGTGGAGAAGGTTGTCAACTCTGTAAAATCGAAACTCGACATCATCTTCCTCGGCGCGCTTTCCAACAAAGGCGTCTTCGAGTTCACGTCCGAGAACAACCCTGAAGGCGGCGTAAGGGGCAACATCGACTACGGTATGCCCCAAGAGAACATCGCTACGGCAGATACGCAGTGGACCGAAGCGAACATTGACACTGTCGATGTATTCGAGGACATTCAGGAGATCGTCGATTCCGCGCAGGAAAAAGTGACCTTCGACCGCATCCTTTTGGATCAGAAGCGGCTTTCGTATATCCTCCGAAGTAAAAAGATGAAGCAGGTGATCTTTGGGTCCGACAAATCTGCATCGCCGCTTCTTCTGGCCAACCTGAACGAGTTCATGCGCTCCAACGGACTGCCCGTATTCGATGTTATCCGTCGAATGACGCGCATTCAGGACAACGGCAAGATCAAGGAGTACAAGCCGTGGAACGACAAGAATATCGTGTTTGTGCCGGCAGGACGTCTCGGTGTCATCAAGAATGCCTATGCCGACAACGAGCTTCGGCCGGAGCCGGGTGTTACCTACTCCGACTATGGCCGCATCCGGATTTCCCAATGGGGAAAGGGTGAAACCGACAATTCGAACGGCGTGGAATTCACGAAGGCACAATCCCTGTCGCTTCCGGTTATCACCGAGATCAACGGCATCTATTCGCTGACCGTAGAATTGTAGGTATATATGACGGTGGCAGAGTGCATACATCAGGAGTTCAACATGGTCGGGACAATCTCAGACTATGGTGTCCGCCGCTTTGCGAGAGAGTGGGGCTTAGACCCCGACTCTCTGGCGAGCAGCGAGCAACAACAGCAAATCGTCGCTAAACGAGTGACTGAGTTTATTGACAGCCTGATAATGCATCCGTTATCGGTAAGCGAGAATGGGCACTCGGCTTCTTGGTCTGACAGCGCCTTAAAGCAGAAAGCGCAACTCATGCTCCGAAAATACGGCATCACACCGGGAGAAGAGCTGAGCAGCTCCATCGGCTTATCTTCGATAAAGGATGCTTCAAACTTGTGGTAATATGTACTTTGCGCCCCACATACTCTACTTAAGGATAGACCCGCCGAAACAGTACGACGAGCTGGGGCGTCCGATAATATTATCCGAAGATGATACATGGCAGAAGATAGGTGATTGTCGTTGCGACGACAACACGACCGTGCGCCTTGTGTCTGAAAACGGCGAAGTGCGTCAATCGGAATACCATATCGTCTACGAAGGAAAGGGAATCCCCAAAGGGAGTTATGTGAAGTGCATTGATAAGACAACCGGCGAAGTCCGCGGTGAAGGCACGGTAGCAATACCAAAGGAGAACAATTATTTCAACGTTTCAGACCTCTGGATATGATTACAACCGGCGATGCTCGCAACATCTTGTTTTCCGCTTGCCGGAAATTCGGGATTAAGGAAATGCACACTTCATGGGCCATTCCGGGCGGGAAAGTCACACGCGAACGTGTTGTAGTCATAACCCCGCCCCAGCAGACTCCGACTACATATTGGGAGGACTGCTTCGTGGCTGTCAATCTATGCGTCCCCGACATCAAAGGCGAAGCGAATATCAAACGTCTGGACGAGCTTGAACGAGCGGCGAAAGCCAGATTCAAGGAATGGACCTACGGCACTTACGACGAATCCGCATATAGGTACAGATATGAAAATATCGGCCGCGAGGAGGATCCGAACTTAGGATGCCACTATGTCTATATCCGGGTATTATTCAGAGTATTGAACATTAAAAACAACTAAAACAATGGCAAAAGTAACAGCAGTAGGAATCAAGAAGCTGTATTACGGAGACCCTGCAAAGATCATGGCGGATGTCACCCTTGCTTCACTCAAAACGCTCTTGAGCGACGAGAGTACCAAGCAGGTCGAGAACATTCACCAAGATACGTGGAGTATTGAGGAGGAGGAACCGTCTACCACCGAGTACCGGAATCAGCTCACAAACGGCGTATACCGCCAATCGACCGAGACGGGAAATATCCAGATGAGTTTCACCATCGGTCAATACGACTATTCGACGAAGGCCGACCTCATGGGCGGCACCGCAACCGCAACGTCGTGGAAGCGCAACCGAGGCGTGGTAATAATCGAGAGGTTCATGGTTGCCCTCACTGAAGACAATCAGTACTGCGTATTCCCGAAGGCGTCGGTTATCGCACGCGACGCCCAGACCGACGGCGCAAGTGCTATTGGCGTTGTGGCCACGGCACTCGAACCCGACAATGCAGCGGTTTCTTCGGAATACTGGTTCGATGCTTCCGAAGAGGAGAGCGTTTAGCAACCTGTCAACATTCAAGTACGGGGGTGGGAGGCATAAGCCCCTCACCCCTATTCTATTATAACAATTACCATGAAATTAGACTTTATCAGCATACGTATCGCTTCAAAAGGATACACGATATACAAAATGTCGCCGATGACCGCCACCCGCATTATGACGGCAATCGACGTAAAAAAAGAGCCGGACGAAAGCAAGGTGTGCATAGCCGCGATGGCCTACAGCGTTGCGCTGGCAATCGTGGGCAGCCGGAGCATATTGCACCGCCTCAGGGCATGGCTCCTGTGCCGTCGCTTTATGAAGCGAAGCACCTTCGCCGAGCTGTTCGACTGCTATCAGAAAACCTTGCTGATGATTCCGCTGGAGGACATTGCATCGGTGTCCGCCGTGATGGAAGGATTAGCGACAACCATATCCAAAGATCATGATTAAATCGGCGGACATTGTCGCCCGGTCTCTGCTGAACAAGCATCATGTCGCGGTAAAGCTCGGAATGTTCACATTCCGGATGTATCAGCCTTTTGTCAAAGACTTGGCAAGGGCCTTTGCTGCCGGGCGGATAGATGTGTCGATACAAGGTCGGCAAAAATTCTCTCTGGGCACAATATCGCGGCTTATGTTCCGGCGCAAGTGGGCACAGAAGGTATTTCTATGGTACGCCAAGAGATATGCCTCCTATGAGGAAATATCCCACGCCACCTGCGCTATAGCAGAAATAGTGTCGGGGAAAGACTTGTTCGATTCAGTCAAGATTGACAAGACGCGGCGCAATACCATTGCGGAGACCGTCGGCAACAACACTATAACCGGGATCATGGCGACGATGATGGACCAGCTGAACATATCCTACAAAGAGGCGTTTCAGGGCATAAACTACCCTACCATGCTTCTGATGATGACGGACAAGGTTCGCACGCTCGTCGGCGACGAGAAAAAGATAGTCAAAGGATCGGGGGCCGAAATGGCCAAAAGAAGAGGCAATAAAAGACGAGGTAATAAAATACATCAATGAGTGCTTTATCATTCAAAATAAATGCGGAAACCGACAAACTCAAGAGCTTCATCAGCATGCTTGAGCAGTTGCGGCGCGTGCTGGCGGACATCCCTGACAGCACCAAGGATTTCGACGTCATAAACCGCAAGATCGGAGAAATGGAGGCCCGTGTGGAGCAATCCATGCGCAAGATCGCCCAAATGGAGCGTCAGGCGATGGATGCGGCAGCCAAAACAGCGGCTTCGGCCACTATAGGGAACACGGGTGGCGACTCTACAGCCGGAGCACAAGCGGCCAAGGCCGAAACGGCGGCGTATCATGAGCTAATCGAAGAATTAAAAGCCGTCAATGCTTCAAAAAAGGAGAATGTCATCCTTATATCTCAATACGAAGCTCAAATAAAGCGTCTTAAATCGGAGATAGATAGCCTGAATAAAGCGGAGAGTCAAGGCATGAAATTGACGCAGAATCAGAAGTCAAGCCGCCTTGAAGCTACGCTATCCATCGAGGAATACAAACAGGCCATATCTCGCGCCAGAAAAGAGTTAGTCAATCAAATCAAGTTCGAACAAGTCGCACGTGGATCCATTGACGAAATGTCGCAAGCATTATCACGAATGCGCACCGTATATCGCTCGTTGAATGAAAGCGAACGAACAAGCGGCTGGGGGCAAAACCTGCTCAAAAACATCGAATCCATTGATACGAAAGTTAAAGAACTAGATGCTACAATGGGGGTACACACCCGCAATGTCGGTAATTATGCTTCCGGATTCAATATGCTTGGATTCCAGATTCAGCAGGTTGCCCGCGAATTGCCGTCGTTGGCGTATGGTCCTCAAATATTCTTTTCGGCCATATCCAACAACCTGCCGATGCTGGCAGATGAAATAGCCCGTGCGAAGAAATCTGTTGATGAATTGAAGAAAGCCGGGCAAACATTTACGCCCGTATGGAAGCAGATCGCATCGTCCATCTTCTCGTGGCAGACCCTGCTTGTCGCCGGAGTTACCGTACTTACCCTTTACGGAAAGGAAATAACAAGCTGGGTGGCATCGCTGTTTAAAGGCAAGACAGCAATAGATACCGCCGCTGCCGCTCTTGAGCAATTCAATTCCGCGATGGCTCAAGGCTCTGTGTCGGCGCAATCCGAATTAACCAAACTGAACCTGCTGTATAATGCCGCGACTGACCTGTCCAAGCCCTATGAAGAACGGGCCGAGGCCGTCAAGAAGCTGCAAGACATCTACCCTGCCTATTTCGGCAATATGGCCGCAGAACAGGTTATGGTCGGAAATGCCGTCGGCGCCTATGAAGACCTGCGGGATGCAATTGTCGAAGTCGCACAAGCTAAAGCCGCCCAAGAGCTTATTACAGAGGATAAAAAAACTATAGCACGTATTGAAAAAACTGGCGACGCCTATGCCAATTATTCCCGCGCTTTAAAAGAATACAGAAAAGAATACGAAAAGGCAATAAACATTTACGCGGATATGGGGCAAGGCGGTCCGAATGCAATATGGGGCGCCAAAGGTTTTGCGGAAAGCAGAACAGGATTATCTAAATTCCGGGAAGAATTCATTTCAGCCCTAAAAAAGATGGGAGAAGAAGGAGATGACATCTGGAAGCAGATAAACGAGGGCTATGAAGGAGATGTAGATGCCTTCATTGCAGCGATAAATGCCGGCATCGAAAAGCTTGCTCCTGCAGCAGAGAAACTATATACAGTAAAAACCCCTGCCGAACTCAACGCAGAGGCTAAAAAGGCCCGTGATGAAGCCAAAAGCGCCGCAGAAAAGGCCGCATCCGACCAAGAGCGCAACCTGAAGGCACTCAATCAGAAACTGCAAAAGCTCCGGGATGATGCGTTACAGGCCGAGGTTGATTCCATGAAAGACGGAACGGCCAAGAAACTTGCGCAAATAGACCTCGACTACCAAAAGCGCGCGCGAGCCATACAAGAAGCAGAAGCCGAAATCCGCCGACTTCAAGACGGAGAGCTGACTAAGAACCAGCAAGCGCAAATTGAAGCTCTGAACAAAGCGAACAAAGCACAATATCAGCGTGACTTATCTGGTATATCCGGAATATCATTGACGCCTGAAGGATTTGCAGAAATTATCAATAAAGAAACTCAATCTTGGAATGAGTATCTGCAAAAATACGGCACCTTCCGCGAAAAGCTACAAGCCACAAAAGACATTTACGACCGAAGGATTGAAGAGGCAGGGACCGTCGGGGAAAGAAAGAGTCTCGAAGCCGAACGAGATGCTGCGATAGCGGAAATCGAAGTGCAAGCCGGGGAATGGATACGAGAACTTACAGATAAAACTAAAGACAAATTAGCCGAACTGAAAACCGAACTCGAAGCATCGTTACAATCTCTTGAGTCGGAATACAATGCCTTGGATTCATCCGATACAGAGCAGGCGCAGAAACTACGCGCTGAAATCAACAAAACCAAGGCACAAATTAATGCGGTAAATAAAGCTGCATCAAATACGCAAACATCTCCCCAAGAAAGTGCAATCAAGAAATGGCAACGGCTGGAAAAGACTCTCGGAGACATTGCAGATGGATTTAAAGATATTGGCGACGCCGTAGGAGGCACTACGGGCGAAATAATCAGTACTGCAGGTGAGATCGCGGCAACAGCCACGAGCATGATCAGCAGTATAGTAACCCTTACTGAATCATCGGCCAGTGCCATAACCACAACCTCTACAACGGCTGCAAACGCAATAAAAGCAGTAGAGAGGGCTTCCGTTATTCTCGCCATCATTCAGGCTGTACTGAGTGTCGCTACTAAAATTGCAAGTCTATTCAACAATGACGAAGAGAAGCAGGCTGAAATAGACAGGCTGCAAGGGCGTATTGAGCAGTTGCAATGGGAATTGGATAATGCCAACGCCATTCGATTGCAACGAAATTCTTTCGATGCAGTTAAAAATGTAAAGGACGCCTACAATAACGCGGCGAAATCAATAATGAGCGCGTACAAAGACGTAGGCAACTTTGTAGAGAGATTCTTTATCAGGCGATCCAAAGAGGCTGAAATAGAAAAAAAGGCGATCCAAAGTATAGCTGATGCTTATTCGAACCTCAAATATACAGATAGCAATCTTCTGGGTAAAAATAAATTTGGCGACACCCGCGAGCGACTTAACAATCTTGCAGAACAACAATTGTTGCTCCAAAAGCAGATTAATGCGGAGAACGACAAGAAGAAAACGGACAAATCAAAAATTAGAGAATGGGAGCGTCAGATTCAAGAGCTTGGAGCCGAAGCCGCTGAAGTGATTAACGAGGTCGTCGAAACCATTATTGGGGGCACGGCGGAAGAAATCGCAAAGGAACTTGGAGATGCGTTTATAGACGCATTTATGGAAGGCGAGAATGCGGCCGAAGCGTGGGGCGAAAAGGTGGACGAGATTGTCGCGGATATTATGCGGCAAATGATTATTTCCAAATTCCTTGAAGAGCGCATTGGCGAGGTATTTAACCGCTATAAATCTAAATGGTTTAAGGATGGCGTCTTCATCGGTATTGACAATGTGATAGACTCCATGAGTGGATTTGCGGACGATCTCAACAAGGTTGGAGATGAATTTCAAGCCATTTGGGATAGTCTTCCTGCCGAGACAAAAGAGTTGCTTGGAAATGCCGGAGCTGCTCAGCAGGAAGCCACGGAGAGAGGCTTTAAAGCCATGTCTCAAGATACCGGCGACGAGTTAAACGGCCGATTCACGGACATTCAAGGCAAGGTTACCGACATCCGAGGATATGTGATGATGCAAACTCAATCTATTATCGGGCTGCTGAACTCCATCGGAAATATCGAAACGGCCATATACACAAGCGTGCAAGTGGATAATGAGCTGCTCCGGTACGCTGTTATGACCTACATGGAGATCGTCGAAATAAACGGGAATACAGCTGTTATGAAGGCTGCTCTGACGGAAATTCGGGAAGACATAGCGGCGATCAAGCGCAATACAAGTGAACTGTAATGAAAATTGAAAAGGACATATCGGACCTGACCAAATTTATCGACGGCATCGAAGAGGAGGTTGTAGATTTCATGGATGAGAAGGCTCGTGAAGCATTAATAAGACAAAAAGAAGCGCGACTATTATCTGGCAAACGCGACTACCTAAACCACACATGGAACTTACGCAGCGCTCTTGGTTACGTAATTACTTATGAAGGAAAAGAAAAACGGCGATTTATAGGAGACCAAAATCATCCAGATCCAACGGCTGCTGCTGAAACCAATAAAGTACTCAACGAAGAAAATAAAGCCGGGACAAGCATTATTTTCGCAGACGGCATGTATTACGCCGGCTTTGTCAGTTCTAAAGGTTATGATGTCATTGATACAGCAGAATTATTTTTAGACCAAGAATTAAATAAGCAATGATCGGAGATTTACTCATCAACAGGACAGACGCCTACACAATGGGCGTTGCAATGGGTTCCGGGTTTATTGCCGGGTTAAAATCCCCTGCCGGCCTGAAAGACTTCGTAGAAAACGAAGACCCCAAGAAAGACGGCAAGGAGGTCATATATCCCGACAAACCCAAATTGGCGGCACGGGATTTAACATTGACTTTTATAATTACGGGAGAAACACCGGAGGAGCACCTTTTAAACTACGATACTTTTATCCGGATGCTACACTTAGGTAAGGTAGATATATCGGTACCGGGAATAAGTGATGAAATATACCACCTAACATACGCAGGTAATTCAGGCAGCTACAACATCTCCGGCGACCGCCTGACGTCACAATTAACAGTAAAGTTCAACGAGCCAAACCCCGCAGACAGGGGCGAGGATAAAGAAGAAGCATAATGACACACTCGAATAAAAATCTGGAAGAGATCAGGATTTCCGCTCTCCGTGGCGGAGCATGCAGGAAGGTAATGCGCATTCACGACTTCCCCGAACTCATAAAACTCATGTTCACGCCGCAGGGAATCGAATTCTGTCAAGACCACAACTTCCCCTCGGTCGAAGTGTTCAGAAAGAACCGAGACAGTTTAGAAGGGCTGGAAGTATATGTAGATGCGGGCAATATCGCGCTCAAAGGTAGAGAGTACGTATGTATCGTCGGAGATACAGATGCTACTATAGAAGCGGCAGGGACTAAATTCATCCATACGATAATCCTGATGCACGGCGCAAGGGCCACGATCAACGCCAAAGATTACGCCGTGCTGAATGTTGCAAATATCAGCGGAGAGTATTCGATAAAGAAAGACAGAACTGTGATTGTACTGTAAAACAAAGCCGGGAATAATCCCGGCTTGTCAATTATTTCGTGCCCCTATTTTTACTGCTGCTGATAACTGGTATGATATCCGGCAGGTCGTCTTGGCCCGATGGCTTTATTCCCCACTTGAAGTTCCGCCAAAGTTTCACTAACCAATTCAAGTTGCATCCGAGTATCTTCGTTAATGTCATTCTGATCTTTGAATACTTCTTCTACGTACTCTTTGAGTTTCAATACTTCTCCTTGAAGTTCTGCCACCCGATCCACGGGAGTATTTGTAAGCATCTGCCGCATTGCTACGAAAGCCCGCATAATGGCGATATTTGCATTTATGGCGATATCACTATTCAACAAGCCGGATAGCATGGCTACGCCCTGTTCGGTAAACGCATAAGGCATTTTGCGAATACCGCCCCAACTTGATGTCACAATTTGTGATTTCAAGTTTGCAAACTCTTGATTCGTAAGCTGAAACATGAAATCAGGCGGAAATCGTTTGCTATTGCGTTTTACTGCCTGATTTAATGCGCTTGTCGTTACTTGGTAGAGTTCTGCCAAATCACGGTCCAGCATCACCCGCTGACCCCGTATCTCGTAAATCTTGCTCTGAATAGGTTGTAGTTCCATGTCTTATATCTCTGGTCCAAATATTCAACCACCGTCCGTGAGGCATCGTTGCAGTGCAAAGATAGTAATTTTTGCTTTGTGTGTAGGAAGGAATGGAACAAATAAAAACCGAGGCATATGCCTCGGTTTGCGACTAAAATTTAAATCCGATTTTTATAGAAATAGCTCCTGCTAAATCTTTGTAATAATCTTGGGATTGATCGGTCTCTGTAATTATAAAATCCACATATTCGCTATGTTGCATAGCATATCCAACAGTAAAATATATGGCTTGTTTGTTTTTCAGGTTGAAATCTATACCTATGGCTGGCTCCAAGTACAATCCTTCTACAGCTTTCGTATTTCCACCTACATTAAAAGAATAACCTACGTTGCCTTGTATGAATGGTGCAACGAATTTGTCAGAAAAATTATACTTGATACGAGCGTAAACGGGGATCAAATATTCCTGACTCCGACTTTCGTACGTATCAGACACATATTGGACGCTTGTATGCGTATAGGATTGATAATAAAGGGCGTCTGTATACCTAAATCCCACGCCTGCGCCAATAAAAAAACGGGGGCTAAAAGCATATCCGCCAATAAACGATACATCTGCCGACTTGTTGTTATATGTCCCCAAACCAAGCATTCCGCCTATCTCAATGGATTTTGAAAAGCCTTGAGCGTGTGCAACGCCTGAAGCAACAACAGCAACGATGAAGAGTAAGAATTTTTTCATATTCCTAATTGTATTGGTTAGTGCCGCAAAATTATAAAATTCCCCCCCCCACCAAATTTTATTCAATAAAAAATGAATTATAGCAAGAAAAAAGACGAGGAACGGTAAAAATCCATCCCTCGTCTTTGTATTTACGACTTTGCATCTATTCGCCATTCTCAACCCTTACATCATCCGGGAAAAGCAAATCTAACTGTTGGTATTGTTTCGGAAATGCGGCGTTAAGCATTTGCATAAATCTGACCCAATTATACCCAGAGGCCCGTCCCAACGCCTCTACAGCTGCTAAATGCTCTTTCAGTTTTGGCCGGCCTATCTCTTCGGTTAAATGCTGGTGATGACGGTCTTTTCGCGTTCCTTTGTCTGTTTTCGGATTGACTTTTTGAAGTTCGGTTAATATCACTGGAGCCAGACGTTCGTAAACAATATCATTAATCCACGTTCCAACAACACCCGGCCGCTTGTGGGTCATAGTCCAATTCCATCCGTGCATTCTATATATCATTTCAAAGAATGAATCGTTAAAAGTCTTTACCCAACGGCTTGCCTCGTCCGAAATGAATTGCGACAAGAACTTTTGAAGCTCATCTTTTGCTCTATTCTTATCCTGCTGGTATCCTGTTGCCTCATCTACGAGCGCTACAATGCCTACTTTGGCAAATGCTCGTACAAGTATTTCGCATTGAGCGGCAATGATTTCCTGACGGGGAGATAGATTGATAGCTTGTCTGGCCTCAAGGAAGGCATCACAAATATCGACCAATACAGTCGCATCATATCCATTTATCTTTGTCTCCCTATCGTTACAAATAATAGGCTTAAAGTGGTCCTCTTCTTTACCCTTGTAAATAAATGGTTTGAGCGATTTTTGGCTTAAATATCGGCTCAATCTGGTCCCCGCGGTTTGCCTACCTTCTTCAGCTTCGTCTACCATTTTGAGAGCCTCCTGCATCCCTCGACCTGAAAGAACCCGTGTACCATCCTCTAAAACATAGCATGGAATCGGCATTTCTCCAAGGTTTAACACCCCTCTATATTTTACGTTTTTCTCCATTATCTATCAGTCTTATTATACTTATTTATTCCCCCTTCTCCACTTTAATAAGTTTGCCACAATGCGGGCAGGTGATCGCGTTCGTCGGTTGAGGGGCGAAAAGCTCCGGAACCGATACGCCGAGGGCGAAGGCTATACGCTCCAATAAATCCAGTGACGGCGATGTTTTGCCGTTGGCGATATTTGACATATTGGGCTGAGTAATCCCTACTAATTCGGCAAGTTTGGTAATAGATACCCCTTGCGCCTTGCTTATTTCCTTTATTCTCAGAAACATAGTAATTATGATTAATTTTATATCCTATACAAATATAATGATTATTCTTCATTTCGATATAGAAAGTGTAAAAATATTCTGAAAAATGATATAAAATATTTGGTAATTATATTTTAATACGATATATTTGTGCTGTAGAAATAACACTAAACGATATAAACCATGAAAGCAACCTACAACAAATCGAAGATCATGCGCAATGCTTGGTATCTGAAACGTGCCAACGCCTCTATGTCGTTCTCGGCTTGCCTCAAGAAGGCTTGGCGCAACGAGAAGCTGGCGATGATGACGGCAAAGATTGAGAACCGACCGACGGAACGGCCGAAAGCCACGGAATACCGCCCGCAGTTGCTGACGGTCCCGGCTAACTACTATGGCGTGCGCGGAATGTACTACGGAGACTAACTCAAACACAATATGACCATGAACGACATCATCGAATCGGCAGACCGCTTAACAACATTGCTGGAAGAACAAAACGCCTGCATAGAGCGAATTATGGCAATACTGGACAAATAATCACAATTTAAATATCAATGCCTATGAAAACACCATCGCTTCCGGAAACGGATTATCAAACTCGCTGCATCGAAGCCGAGCGAAAAGCACGGGATTTCGAAAACGCCTACTTCAAGGCCGAAGAGCGCTATTCCAACCTAATGGATGCCTATGTCAAGCTACAAGGCTACTACCTTGAATTGCTGGGCGCTGAAAAATCATCCCACAACAAAATCAAAGAGATCGACCCGTTTATTCTTGTCAAGATGGGCCGCGGAATGAATGTCGCACAATGTAAATAGACCAGCCATGAACAACATACAAATTTTCAATAACGAGAAGTTCGGGCGTGTACGTATCATCATGTCCGACGAAAACAAGCCAATGTTTCTTGCGAATGATGTTGCAAAATCGTTAGGATATGCTAATCCTCGCAAGGCAATAGGCGACCATTGTAAGGGTGTCACGAAACGTGACACCCCCCCCACAAGCGGGGGCCAAGTGGGTTCATACATCCCCGAATCCGATGTTTACCGCCTTGTCATGCGATCGAAGCTCCCGCAGGCCGAGCAGTTTCAGGACTGGGTATGCGATGAAGTTCTCCCCTCCATCCGCAAGACTGGCGGATACATGTCAGCCAAAGAGACGGACACGCCCGAAATGATAATGGCACGCGCCGTGCTGGTCGCCAATGACACCATAGCCCGGCAGAAGCAACAGCTGGAGCAGGCCCAAAAGCAGGTCGCGGCACTCGCGCCGAAAGCCGAGCTGATGGACAAGGTACTGGACACGGACCAGAAGATCGACGTCGGGCAGGCGGCAAAGATTTTGAATCTACCATTTGGCCGCAACACGCTCTTCCAGCGGCTCCGCGAGCGAGGGATATTCTTCTGCAACCGCAATGAGCCTAAACAAGAGTATATTAACCGGGGTTACTTCGAGTTGAAAGAGAAGTTGATCGACCGAAACAACCACGAATCGTTCACGGTCATCAAGGTTCTCGTGACGCAGAAGGGATTGGATTTCCTCGCAAGGCAGTTTGAAGTGGTCCAAACCCCGAAGAAGATGGCACCGATAAAATAAGCCCCTGTATACTTCCCCGATGCCGGCGCCTCGCAGAAATGCGGGGCGTTTTTTTGTGTTATTTTTTTGCGAAAATTCTTGCATAATGTGCCGAACGGTTGCTCCTTTGCTCTCGAAAGTAATTTAACAAGATTATGAACGATATTCAGATTTTCAATTACAAGGAGAATCCCGTAACATTTCAAGTCGGCAATACCGACATCATGATTAACGCTACGGAGATGGCAAAGCCATTTGGCAAACAGCCGAGCGATTGGCTTCGCCTTAAATCTACGGAAGAGTTTTTAACGGCCCTCGCAAGCGTTCGGGGAATCCCCCGAACGGATATGCTCCTAAAAATTCAAGGCGGCGGCATTCAGGGTACATGGATGCACGAGGATGTAGCTTTAGAATTTGCCAGATGGCTCTCTCCAGCGTTTGCCATCTGGTGCAACGATCGGATTAAAGAACTGCTCAAAAATGGCTCAACTGAATTGCCGACCAATGGTTATGCGATGCAGTTGCCCAAAACGTATTCGGAAGCCCTTCGTCAGTTAGCTGATGCTGTAGAAGCGAAAGAGAAGGTTCAATTACAGTTGGCTGCCAAGACCGAACAACTGGACGAATCCAAAGATTGGTATTCTATCAAACGTTGGGCAAAAGAGCATGGCATGAATTGGCGCAAAGTTTCATGGCGGGCACTTAAAGCCATTTCAGCCGAACACGGGCTTGGAGTAAAAAAGATATTCGATGGTAATTACGGAGAAGTGAACATCTACCATCGTAAGGCATTTGCCATTCTATACGGCAAATAATCGTTCATAACAAACTTTCGGGGCGGGAAGAAATTCCCGCTTTTTTTGTTTTTTCACTTCAAATTTCTTGGTAATTCACGTGACCGTCGAAACCTTTGCCTTGAGCTTGTGACGATGCAAGTGGCAAACGACAGATGGTAATTTATTCTCCGTTAGGAATACAGATATTGGATGCTCCGGTCACGAAAGAGGCTGTTATCAAATATGCCCTCATGAGTGACTATTATATTGAGTTTCCCTTCAATCAACTTCAGTACATTCAAATTCCGCAAGGCTCATACATACTGTACAAAGGCCGTAAGTTCGAGATAATGGCCCCGGTATATCCGGAGTTCGACAACAAGACCGGAGGATATAAATACACGCTCAAGTTCGAGGCGCAGCAGAACCATATGAAGCGTTTTGTATGCTTCTGGCTGGGCGGGGATAATCCCGAAGCGGTATTCCACAACACCACCGCTCTCGAATCATTCGGCGCCCTGATCGTGGCCAACATGAACAAACATCTTGGCGTCGAAAATTGGAGCGTAGGAACCATCGACATCGAGAATCCCAAGGCGACAAAACTCGTGTCATTCAACGGAGACAAATGCTGGGATATACTCAACACGATCGCCGAAACTTTCGAAGTCGAATGGTGGACCGAGGAAAACGGAGATTTAGTGTCGCTTAACTTCGGAAAGCTGGAAAGAGGCACACCCGAAGAATTCAAGCGTGGCGATGTCGTCAAGAGCATCCCCGCCAAGAAGGGCGACGACTCCAGCTATGGCACCCGGTTCTATGTATTCGGATCTACACGCAACCTTACCAGCGATTATGGTCAGGCTCCGCAGGGCGGGGAGACCAACCATGTTTCAGAAATACGACTCAGGCTTCCCAACGGCCAGAGATATATAGACGCCATCCCGAATCTCGACAAAAGTGCCATTGTCGAGCAGGTCGTTTTCTTCGACGACATCTACCCCAAGAACACGGAGACGATCACAAGCATTGAGACCGTTGATCGGGAGATCATCGAGGGGCAAACAGACAAGGCCTATGTCATGTACTGCAAGGACTCGCCGTTCCTGCCGTCCGACATGATCGAAGGCGAAACGCTGGGGGCCACGTTCACCAGCGGAAGTCTCATGGGGCGTAATTTTGAATTAAGTATAAATTACAAACCTGAAACATGGAACCCCGAAGACGGCTTTGACAAGAAATTTGAGATCATCGCCCAAGTTGAGACGTCGGGAGAAAGCCAACTCATAATCCCCAATGAAAGTCTTCATCCCGAACCGGGAGATACTTTCGTACTCACGGGTGTAAAACTTCCCCAGCAACGAATCGAAGAGGCCGAAGAGGAGCTTTTGAAGGCCGGAAAAGCATACGCCGCAAAGAACAGCAGCGACACGGATGTATATACCTGCGAGACCAACCCGGTATATTGCACGGTAAACAAAAAAAATTACGATGCCGGTCAGGCTGTGCTTCTTGTCGATCCTCGATTTGGGTTAAACGGACGTCTGTCCCGAATTCAGGGATACGAAAAAAAACTCTACAACGAATATATCGCCACGTACACAATCGGCGATAATACTCCTTACTCCCGCATCGGCAGCATCGAATCGGATGTCAAGGCTACTTTGTATTCGCAACGTATAGGCGTTACAGACTCCGGAGCGGCAATATATCTCATCACCCGGTACGACTCTACTGCGGCCGAAGATTACAACGCTTATTCGGCCAAACGCGCCTTGTGGCAGTTTGCAAACAAGCAATTCCCGGACACCTTTAAGGGCAAGATGACTTTTGAGGACGGGGCGCAGTTCGGCGATTTCGCAACAGGAATTACCGGCATCGGCGGACTTATCGACAAGAAAGGGAATGCCGAAATGCAAAGCCTCAAGCTACGGGGATTCCTTGAGGTTCCTGAACTGAGGTACAATCGGGTCGATATTACAATGGGTGATACATGGTTTGCTCCAAGCGCCGGGATCATCGAGAGCGTCGATACCGAAGCCAAGACCATCACGCTCAAACTCGAAGAAGGCGAAATAGGCAGCCCGCGTGTCGGTGATATTTGCATGGGTATCTTCCACAGCTCCGAATCCTCGGATAATGCAACGGAAGACTACGATGACAGCAAAGGCAACAGACGCTTTGCCGGATTTGCAACGTGCTATTTCCGCATTACCGAAGTGTTGGACACGACGACCTACAAGACGTTCAAATACCAACTTCGGCCCGTCTCTGCGGCTTACCCGAAGCAATACCACCCTGCTCCCTCGATGACATTTGTCGGGTATGGCTCCTTCTCGAATGAAGCCCGGCAGACATCGCGCTACGAAACAAGGACATACCAGCGTTATCTGAAGGGGGTATCCGACTGGGAATTCATATCGTCCAACATCGCAGCTCAGTACGGCGACCTGTCCAATCTGTCCGTATTCGGGATAGATATGAAAGGCTATTCGGCCTACCTCAATAACATCTACATGTCGGGCGTCATCCATCAATTTACGCCCGGCGGGGAGGAAATACCGACAATCAACGACCGAGGAAAGTGGCTCGCGTCGGAGACATACAATAAAAACGACGAGGTATATCACAATAACGCCAAGTGGCGCTGTCTTGTCGATGGGACAAAATCAGAGCCATCTACATCATCGGAAGCGTGGGTCCTTCTTATGCAGGTCCCACTGTCTTCTGTAGTTCCTGTTTACAAGCAGCAAAATGAAAAACCGGCACTTCCGACCGGCAGCACTGTTCCTCCTGACGGGTGGAGTCTCGAATATCCCGAAGGCGGCGATTCAGGTGCATCTACCGACGTAACCAACATTATAATTGATGCGGATAATGAAGGGGATGTTACCCAAGATGGTGTGTTCTATAAACTTGCTGGAAAAGGTAATAATTCGACGGTGTCGTGCAAAATACAATTCGATGCTCTCAGCGCTGGTGCGACATTGGTATTGGACATAACCGCTTATTCAGAGGAAGGGTATGACAAATTAGCGGTCGGGAAAATAAATGTTCAGAATGTCAATACGGCAGACTCCGACACCTACGAAGCTGAAGTATCAGGGAACGGCGTATCTACTACCGTCGTCGTCACAGCACCAAGCGCAGGACGTCATTTCGTTAATGTAGTATATTCGAAAGACTCGTCCGGTGATGCCAATAGCGACTACGGCTTATTTCGTATTGCGTATAATACGTCCAAGACTATTCCGTTGTGGGTGTCTTTCGGATCGGTGATTGATGGCGTTGTTCAATCGTGGTCTGATCCGGCGCGAATAAGCGGTGCCGACGGCCGACCCGGAACCGACGGAAGGCCGGGCGTGGACGGAACAGACTATGAATGGATATTTACCCGCACGACTTCGGAAACAGCACCCGCTACGCCGACATCTCAAGATGAAGATGACTATTTGCCAGATGGCTGGACTGACGATGCCGAAGGGCCGGACAATACTCATCCTTTCGAATGGACTTGCAAGCGCTCGAAAGTCAACGGGCACTGGGGTGATTTCTCAACGCCATCACTATGGGCAAAATACTCCTTCAACGGAGAAGACGGCATAGATGGTGAAGGCGTAGAGTACATTTTCACCCGTACCAAAACCGACGATCCCAGCGATATCCCGGATGTTCCCCGCGTCGCAGAATACGACAACCCGCCTGCGCCGTGGACGGATGATCCTATGGGCGTAGACGACATTTACCAATATGAATGGGTGTCCAAGCGCATCAAGGTAAATGGAGAGTGGAGCGCTTTCTCTACACCTGCATTGTGGGCCAAATACTCTTTCGACGGAACCGACGGAAGGCCGGGTGATTGGACATCATATGTATTCAAGAAGAGCATTGATAAACCCGGCGCCCCTATTTCTACAAAGCCAATTCCTGATGGTTGGGAAGACGCTCCTTCCGGAGACGGCATTTGGTGGATGTCGAAAGCTACAATAAACGGGAGCACGGGACAGGCAAGCGCCCTGACATGGTCTGATCCGATTAAAGTTACAGGCGAAGATGGCCAGCTCGGACCATATATCGACTTTAAATACGCATCGAGCAGTGACGATAGCATAGGCCCAGATATTGAGTCAAACGTAAGAGAGCCGGACGGCTGGTATGACAATCCTCCGGCGCTTTCGTCCGGGGAATATCTATGGATGACCAAAGCGCAAATAGATGCAAATGACGAGCTTGTGGAACCGTGGTCCGACCCGGTACGCATAAGCGGAGAACAAGGCAAGCCGGGGGACAAAGGAGACCCCGGATATCAGGGTTGCATTATCCGCCTAACGGAATGGGTTTCGGGTGTAGAATATCGCAACGACGCTGATTTAGAATCAGACAGCCTGCGCTACATAGACATAGTGACTGTATATGAGAATAATCGACAACTGAAATTCCAATGCCGTCAGACTCATACTTCATCGAACTCCAATAAACCATCCGGGGGAACCACATCGACATATTGGCAACAGCTCAACGACATGGTGCCCATATATACGCCTCTGCTGTTTGCCGAGAACGCCGTTATCAACTTCCTGCAAGGTATGGAGTTCGTAGTCCATAACTCCAAAACGGATATTTCCGAAAATACCATCATCGCAGGACTCGTAGGCGGCGACATCCCTCTATTTGTCGGCAGCAACACACCGGACAACGCGCCTTTCCGAGTCGCTAAGGACGGTTCGTTTACAGCAACGAAGGCGAATATAATAGGAAGAATAGAAGCAACAAGCGGTAAAATAGGCAACTTCACGATAGACAACGATTATTGGTTGCAGTCATCTTTATCCCCGTCATCTGGAAAAGACTGTTCACTTTTTATGTCGGCTGCGCGTATCACGTTGGAAAATATAGATGACAACTATAAAAATACATTCGACGTATCGGCATATCCCACTTCTACTATGGGAGCGGTTAACCATTCCGTTTTAACAGTAAATACAAACAGAAAATCTTCTCAAGATATTAATTATTATAATATCGGGATAGACATTTCGGCAGAAGGATCATTCGGCACTAATCCGCTAAATCCAAGAACAAAATGCGGTAATCATGCCCTGTATTTGAGAAAGGGAGATGTGTGCGGATTAAGATTATATAATCGTAAAATATCTTCAAATGTAACCCTTGACGATATGGATTGTTTTGTGATGGTGGATAGCGATGGCGGGAAGCGCACTATCACACTCCCTTACAATCCACAAGACGGTCAACTTTATTATATCCGAAACATAGGAACCAAAGGCGTACAACTGAACGGAAACGGGAAGAAGATTGCGATATATACTCAAGGAGCATGGGTTAACTCAGACTCATGGACTGACCGAGAATCCCGTAATCTGATCTACTGCGCGAGTGTAGGATGCTGGGTGATGTTCAAATAGGGGGGGGGTAAACGGCATAATGCAATTTTAACGACCAAAAATTATGAGGAAAATTAACTTACAACGGCTTGAGATTTTTGCAGATATGCAAAAGAAAATATGCACTGTTCACGATGTGCGCGAGCAGCTTGCAAATCTCATATATGCAAATGCCTATGGTTTTGTCGGCCATGTACTCGCTCATAAAGTATATGAATCGGAAGGTGAAATAGAACTTACCGAGGCAGAAGCTCGCGAATTGGGGCGTCTTGTCGCAACATTAGGATCTGCACCTCTTATCGATGCTGTATTGAGCAAACTTGACCTGAAGATCGAGGACGTAATATCTCCCGCGGACTACAAATAAAAAAACAGCAAGTGAAGCGTATTCGTATAGGTAAAGACATCGAAATCCATTGGCCGATATTGACCAATGGCGAGCAAGTCACACTTGAAGGCCGCGATCTGCATCTGGTCCTTCATCTTCCCTCCTGCATGGAAACCCCTTTGCATTTCGAGCCTCAGGGGAACATTGCCGTATTCACTATTTCAGGCAATATGCAAAAGCAGCTGGGAGCATACCGGCTTACCATGTGGGAAAATAAAGATAAGAGCGGACAAACAGCCGTCGATTATTGCGATGCGTTTGAGTTGGTGCCTACTACATGTATGGAGGGCGGCAACGACAACAATCTGACCACGGAAACTGTCAATCTGGATTCTTCGGACTTGATCGTAGGCCTCCCCGGACCAAGTGCCTATGACCTTTACAAGAAGCACAATCCCGATGCAGAAATATCCGAGGAAGAGTATGCAAATGCTCCCATAGATGCCGCCGATGCCGCCAATGAAGCCGCAAAAGCTGCCAATGAAGCCGTAGATAAGATCGGGGATATTAATGAAGCCCTTGCCGGCAAGGTAGACAAAGAAGAAGGGAAGGGGCTGTCCTCAAACGACTATACGGACGACGATAAGGAGAAGCTGGACGGACTTTCGAATTACGACGACACAGAAGTACGAGCGCAGTTATCTGAAAAGGCGTCAAAAGAGGAAGTAGCCGACGCAGCTGAAAAAACACTTTCCGATGCTAACTCCCACACGGATGAACGCATAGAAGAGACAAAATCAGAGATTGCAACAGGACTTCTTGAGTTCGGGCAAGAAGTGGGAAAGGCAATATCCGACGGCGACGCGACTACTCTTCAATCAGCACAAAAATACACGGATGATGCCATTGACGCCATCCCCACGCCAGATGTCAGCGGGCAGATAGAGCAGCATAACACCTCGCCTACCGCCCATCCCGATATCAGGGAGATTCTGAACACCTGCGTCGGTCTTCCGGAGTTCAACAGCAAAACCTACGAGCTTACCTTCACAACGATTGCGGGCGCTAAATTGATCGTTGACCTTCCCATTGAGCAGATGGGACTTGAGTATAACGAAGAAACAAGAGCCATTGAGTTCATAAATGCCGATGGATCTATTTCGTCGATCCCCGTTTCGGACTTCGTGAAAGTATACGTCGGGTCCATTGGTCCGGAAATACAGATTGCTGTGGATGGTTCCGAGATTCGGGCTACGCTCCTCAATAATACCGTATCGTGGGATAAACTTACGCTGACCTTGCAGGAAGTAATTGAAGGGAAAGCCGACCGCACGGAGATTCCTACGAAAGTATCCGAACTGGAGAATGACTCCGAGTTCGTTACTGCCAAAGAAATTGATCCAGAGTTGAGAAAAACCTCATTTGAGGTAGTAGCCCATTCGGACTGCACGCTGGAGGAGCGCGTCGCGCAGCTCGAATCGCTGCTTGTAAGGATGCTTTCGGGCGATGTCCTAATCCCGGAACTGCAGGTCAAGAAATTGGGCGTCTGGGACGGCAACAACATCGTCGTTACGGGCGAGGGCGCTCCGTCGAAGGCCCCCGACCGGGCCGGACAGTTCTACATCGACACCAAGAACAATGCGGTCTACCACTCTGTGGGAAATAACGCCGTTTCGGACTGGAAAAACGCTTAAACTACATACAACATGTCACAAGTCAACAAATACGCCGACAAGGCGGGTTACACGGCCGACAAGAATCGCAAGGACACACAGTCGGCGGTATCCTACATCGAGGACGACGGGGCGCTCATCTACGACGGCGTGAACGTCGTAGTGGACAAGCCGGCCGCCGGGGTTGGTGACCTTGCGGTCTTCGACAAGACCACGGGAACTATCCGCTTCGTCAAGGGTGCGACGCTTGTTGCAGAGCAGCTGCCGCCGCAGCTTGTCCCGGTGGCCGTGGTCTATGCCCGGCAGGGCGAGCGTGTGCTGATCGTATCGCTCGAAAATGCAACGGTCGGCAGCCAGCGATGGGCATACTCTTATGAGGTTGCATTGTCGGGTTTCGATCTCGCTGCGGGCGGCACAATCGTGTTGAAGCTCGGTTCCGACCCTGCCGCCGCAGAGGTGTCGATAGCGTATACCGCAGGCGCAACGCTCGCGGATGTTGCATCGGCTATCAACGCGAAACTCAAAGGTGGGACACCCAATTACTCCTCGGCGGATTATGGGGGATGGGCGGCGACTGCGGCGGACAATTTCGTCGTGATGGGTTCGAACACGTATAACGCCTCCCGTGCGGCGATTGCCGTTGTTGGCGGTTGTCAGATCGCAAGGACACCGGAAGACATTAACTACCAAACAACGTTGACGGGGGTGTTGATCGAGGGGTCAACCGAATATGTCCGCCGCAACAACGGCGTTGATTCGTCGTTTGCGGACTGTAATCCCGAAAAATTCCTGCAATACTATTCGGCCAACGGAACCAATACCACAGGAATCAAACCCGGAAGTAGCACCATAATTCGGGAAAGCGCTTTTACGGAAGAGGCCAACCCGGAACTGGTCGCCGCCTATCCGACCTACCGGGATTATCTGTTCGGAGAACATTTGCTGCAATATCCCGCAGCCTACGGCGCGCTGCTTCGTGATGGCAAGGCCAACACGCACCTGATCGGCGGTCTGCGGTTCGTCGACATCCACGGCGAAAGCGTTCCCCGTTATCCGGCCGCTGCGGCCGCTCTCGACTACGGCGTCACGGTCGAGGGCGCAACTACCGGACTGGAAGCGGGCGCATGGTGGCTGCCGTCCGTCGATGAAGTCTACCTGCTCATGCACGACCGCGTGCTAACGTCCGCCGACCGGGAAAGCGACCCTGTAAACCGCACGCTGTCGCGCCTCGGTAAGACGACCTGCTACGGATCGGGTTATTATCCGTGGACATCGTGCGAGTACAATTCCGGCAACGCGTTCATCTACAACGGCTACGCGGGCTACGTGGGCAACAGCAACAAGTATAACGCGTGCGCCGTGCGTACGGTCAGTGCTTTATAACCACCTGAACCATGGAAACACAACAGCAAATCAACATCCTCGAATCGCGGCAGCTCGAATTACGGGCAGTCATGGCCAAGTCCGACGACAGGGCGGCCAAATGCAGTAAGTCCGGCCTTGACTTCCGGGCTACCTATCCTCTGGATTATGAGGAGTACGAAGCGGCCAACGCGGAGTACAACGCGAACGAAAAGACCCTTGCGGAGCTGAGGGCCCGGCGTGCCGAAGAGCTGGCCGCCGAAGAAACGGTTATGGACTTTCAAAACCTTGAGCAATGAAGATGTATATGACCAACAAGCCCAACGGCGAGCCGTTCTATCCCGTAACCGTAGCCGAAGCCGTGCTTGTTTCCGAAGGGGAAACTTTAGCCGCGGTGCTGCAACGGCTTGAACAGAGGATCGCAGAATTGGAGAAGTCGGAAGCGGCGCCCGAGGCGCAGGCAGACGTGCTGACCGAACAATAGAATATATCCTATGGAGGAATTGTGGAGGTTTATAGAAAGGTTATGCGAGAAAGTATGGCAGGTGTCGATAGGCGCCCTGGTGTACATGTTTAACGCCATAGCCCCGATACACGACATACTGACGGCCTGCATGATTATATTCGCCGCGAACTTTTTCACGGGCCTGTTCGCCGGCGTGCTCGTGCAGCACGAAGGATTCATATTCCGCAAGGCTTTCAAGTGCATATCCGAGGCTGCGGTAATATCGGGACTGATGGCCATGATACTGCTCGTCGGGGACAACATCGACAACCACGACGGGGCGATGTCGGCGATCTCGCTCGCAGTATATGCCCTGATATATTTCTACGGGGTCAACATCCTCAAGAACCTGAACCGCATATTCCCGAAGAACCGATACATCGACTTCCTGTACTATGTGCTCTCGTTCGAGATGATTAAAAAGATTCCCTATTTGGAAAACTACAAACAAAAACAAAAGGACAAATGAAAAAGAAATGGATCGTATGGAGCATCGTTGCGGCCGTGGCCGTAGTGCTCGGAATCGTATTCCCGCGTTACATCCTCGTGGGGGTTGTTTGTGCTATGGCCGGATGGGTCGGGCATATCCTGTACACTAAACGTTTTGCCTGATGAAGCATTTTACAATGGCGGAGCTTACGCGCTCGGCCACGGCCCGTGCAAAGGGCCTGGACAATACCCCGACGGCGGAACACCGCTCCAATATCGAAATGTCCGTCGCGCAGCTGCTCGACCCGCTGCGGGAGGCGTGGGCGGTGAAATGCGCCAATGAGCAGTGGGGCACGCCTGCAATCCGGGTTTCGTCCGGTTACCGCGGCTTCGCGCTCAACAAGGCCGTCGGGGGCTCTGTGACCTCGGCGCATTGCGTCGGCTTCGCGTTCGACCTGGTGCCGTGCAACGGCCGTATGGCCGACTTCAAGCGCTTTTGCCGTACGTGGCTCAGGGGCCGCGCCTTCGACCAGATGATCTCGGAGGACGAGGATGCCGCCGGCACGCCCCGTTGGGTGCATATAGGCTACAAGAACCGCCAGGGTGGCCAGCGGCGGCAGCTGTTGACCATGCGTGCGGGCAAATATATCCCCATGACGGCATGAAACGCTTGATCCTCTACCTGCTCGCCGCCCTTGCTGCCGGAGCGCTGCTCTTCGGCTGGGGCTCCCGCCGGGGCGCCGCGTCGGTGGTTGTCGAAGAAATAACGCGCATCGACACGGTGTTCTATCCGCGGCCGGAACCGCTGCCCGGCACGTACCGCCTGGCCGACATCTCGGTGCCGGTGCTGCTCTTCGCGCCGCCCGACACGGTGACGGAGACCGTCGTTGTGAAAGTCGGGGCAGACAGCGTGCAGATGAAGGTGGCGATGGAAACGCGCCCCTACCCGGACAGCACCTACCGGGCACAGGTCAGCGGGCCCCGGATCGGCAACCTTCGGCCGACGCTCGACTGGATAGAAACATACGACCGCACGACTATCCGACCGCAGGTCGTCACCCGGCATCTGTGCG